ATGTCTTTAACAAGTTGTGGGGCTAATACTTCGTCATAACCAGTCAAATCTTTAGGGTATCTGGCGGGCCAGACAAAGGGACGATAATTCCGTTCTCGTAGTGTGCGGTAAATAGTAAAGGTAGTTTGTGGTGTGCCAAGAAACACGATACGAGAATCTGCTTTTGGCGTAAGGACGGATTCGCCCTCAGTGACCAACTGAAGCAGCTTTTCACGCATGAAGTCGGTAGCAGAGTTAGCGGGAACCTCAACGTCGTCGAATACGATAAGATCTGCGCGACTACCGGTGATTTGTCCTGTGATACCGACGCTTTTGACGGATGGAGCTTGCGCGGGTTTACAACCGGCAACATCAAACGAAACTCGGGACCACCGTTGATCATCGTCCACAGGGCGTAGATGAGCCAACCAATCAAATTCAAGGATACACTTTTGAATAAAGATGGTAAAATCATCAGCTCTTTGTTTAGACGCAGAAATAACAAGGATCTTCTTATCACGGTCGTTCCATAGCGTCCACAGAACGAAGGCAGCAGCGATCCACGATTTACCGAGTCCTCGAAAGGCTTGGATTTGAAGTCGTTTTGGTCCACCTTGAAGATACTGGGCAATGGCAAGTTGTGCTCTGGTTGGAGAAGGCAGGTCGAGCGATTTCCATACCAAAGAAAGAAACAACGGAAAAGAATCTGTCAGTTGCTCTTCTACGGGTTTCTGAGGTGCTTTAATGGTGGGTTTGGGCATAGGGTACCTAAATAACAAAAAAGGGGCCTTATAGCCCCTCCTAGACGCCAATAACGGGCATCTATGTTTAGTTAAGGCGAGTTACCTTAACATTTCCAACTCCAGAGTTCGTGAGACCGATAGCATCAGCCGCACCTTTACTGAGGTCCAGACTACGGTTTCCATGATAGGGACCGCGATCATTAACTCTTACAATGACACAACGTTTGTAACAAGTACGAAGACGTGTTCCAAAGGGAAGAGTTCTGTGGGCCGCCGTAAGGCCGTTTTGATTGAATCGTTCACCATTAGCCGTAAGGTTTCCGTGAAAGCCGGGACCATACCAACTGGTGATGACGGACAGAGTAGTTAGAACCGAAAGCATGAGAAAAAAGCAAAGGACATGCTTATGACAACTCCGACAAGGAACCCCCCACACCACGCGCTGACGTAGGGGGCCTAGTGATCCTAGCACATCACTTTTTCTTTTTGCGGGACTTACCCGCCGAGGACAGGCTTGCCGCAATGGCTTGCTTCTGAGGATAACCTTCCTTCATCATCTTACGGATGTTAGAAGATACCGTCTTTTTAGAGCTACCTTTTTTGAGGGGCATTACTTTTTCCTTTTTCTATTCCAACTGAAGGACTTAGAACGGTCTTGCATCGCTTTGATTTCAGATGCCATAGCTAAAGGAACCGCTGCTTTTTTCAGGGCTCCTTTAAGAAGGGTTTTCCCTGCGCTAGTACCGTATCCTTTGGCAGCACGATTAGCAAGACGCATTGCCTTTTTAGCCGGGGTATCACCCCCAACAGGGGCTTTGGGCTTTGCAGGAGTGCTTGCCTTTACTTGAGGCTTAGGAACGGAGGGAAGCTTTGGAGTGGTCTTACCAGAGCCAGTCGTTACCTTTGCAGAGCCAGTAACTTGGCGAGATGATGCGTTACTTACTTTGGCTTCGCTTGCCTTCTGTCGTTGCGAACGAGTACGGCTGCTGGTAACTTTTTTCTTAGGAGCAGCCATGATCACTCACCCTTCATTTTGGTGTTATAACGCTTACCACGCCAGGTAAATTCCTTAGCACCAGAAGAGCGAGCCGCCTTAAAGGCCTGGTCAAAAGTCTTCTTGTTGAAGGAACTCGTGGTAGTCTTTTGAGACGGTCCCTGTTTTTGGGGCATGGCCTTAGCGCCGTACTTTTGACGGGCTTCGGAAAGCGTACCTTTAGCGGTGTTAGTGGCTTGAAGACCAGCAGCAAAAGCACCACCACGGGTTACGTTTTTAACAACACCTAGTACGTCACGAGCGGTCTTAGCAGCCTTCAATACGCCAGACATACGCTGGGACGCAGCCTTAGCACCACGACGAACCTGAGCAGCTTGCTTTAGCGCAGCTCCTTGTTCACGCGGCGCATTGCTGGTAACACGAGCAGTGCTGGTTTTAACACGATTACCACGCTGCTGAGAGCTGGTAACACTTGCATTAGAAACCTTTTGACGATTAGCCCGTTGGGGATTCTGCCCCTTTGTTATGGGTTTGGTTGTCGAACGAGTGCTACGGTTTGAAGAGGACGTAACACGAGGTTTTTTAGGATTTGCCATCTATCAGGCATCCACGCGACGAACACGGCCAGTCTTATTGGCAACGTTGGAAGAAGGGACGCGATCTGCCTTACGCACAGCAAGGATAGCAGTCTTACAACCACCCACAGTAGCATTTAAGGTAACAGTGGTAGCAGTATCTGCAAAGGTAGCAGGAACGGTGGTGGTGCTAGACACACCATTAACCACGTTCTTGGTAGTATGAGTACGATTCTTCAGTTCGTCCTCATCTTGACGACCAGGGGCGTTAGAAATGGAACCGAAGGCGGAACCACCAGCAGGAAGAGTAGACATGGGTTTACTTAAAAAGGATTAAGTTACGATCAGGTAGTAGTCCAGGCAAGGACTTTGGAGAAATTAGATAGGTCAAAAGATTCTTGATTGACCCACCATGACAGCCAATGTGAACTGCCCTTTGATTGATTGCAGGACCAACAAGCAGGAACTACATTATTAGTAGTATCATGTCCTCCTTTCATTTTTGGTTGAACATGATCCAATGTAAGACGTTCAGATGTAGATCCACAATAAGCACATCGGTTTTCCCAATGCTCTTTAATTGCTTGTCGCCACATCCGTTTTGCTTCACTACTTGTCATGGCCCTTAAAAGAAATAGGTATTCAGAAGGATCTTTGAGAGGCATGGTCCTCTACGATGGTTTACTTCTTCTTTTTCTTAGGAAAGCCTGCCTTCATATTGGCATATGCTTTCGGCGTAATGGTGGAGTTCTTCTTAGAGCGAGAAGTACCTGCCTTTTTACGGGCATTAATGTTGGCGTAAAGGCCAGGAGGTTTAGCGTTGCCTTTGTTCATTTTTTAGTACTCTTGCCATTGTGACCATTTCTAGCCCGGTTCTTTTTTGGACTTTCAAGAACCATCGTCCCCTTCTTAGTATGGGAAAGATCGGGGCCACCCTTTCCCGCTAAACCGCGTTTCCGCCGTTCAGTCCACCGCTCTTCAGAGGCATTCTTAACAGACGGTTTCTTATTCAGTTTGCGTTGATAGGCTGCCTTTTTAGCAGCTGCCTTTGGATTAGCAGCATAATACTTAGCAGACTTACTTTTTGTTTGTGCCATATTCGGAAAAGAATACCTTGTTTTCAAGACGCTCAATTCGGGCAGTACTATTTCCCACTTTTTCAATGAGCACCTCAACCGACTTGGCAATGTTATGAAGCGTTAGCATGTGCCATCCAAACAACCCAAGAGCTGCTGTGGCTATGGCATTACGAATAATGTCATTATTGGATGACACGCTCCACCTCCTCAAGATCTAGCTCGGGAAGGCTTGCAAACAATTCTGCCAACGGAGAACCAGTAATTGCCAGTCCCGTAACATTATTTTTGCTAAGCCAGTCGCAGGCGGCTCGGAGATCCTGAGTGGTAGCGGTTCCGCTTTGAATGCGGGCGATCAGTTCCTTTGTAACAAGGCCGTGAAGCTCGTTAAACTGATCTTCAGTGGCTCTTGTCATGGTTAGGGCTTATCCTCAACAAGGAGGCCTTCATAGATCGGGTAATCAGAAGTCAAAACAATGGTCTTTTTGGCCCAACCAATGTTACCAAAGACCCAAACAGCACCGTTGCCATCGGTAAAGGTTTGACCAATGGTAGGGCTGCTGGGAAAGGTAGGATAGACAGGGTGAGACATCAGTTGTTCTCCTTAATTAGCTTTAATAGTTTTTGTGGATAGGTTGGATCTGTTGCATAGCCCTCAGTTTGGAGTAGTTTGACGCACTCCTCAACTGATTTGGCACGATTAACGCCTTTATAGTCTTTGTAATCTTTGTACCAAAGGTTAATCAGCGTCTCAATGCAAGCTTCTGGACTATCAAAGTCCCGAAAGATGTCATCAATGGTGATCCATTCCCCATCAACGAACTCCTTGGTGGTGTGGATAGAGCCTGGTTTACCCTTAATTCCAAAGAAATTGTTCTTACCAGACGTATGCTTGCCATAACCGGACTCAAGAGCCCATTGAGCAGCTACTACCTCAGGAAATTTGGCCCCGCATTGCTTAGCGACCGCCTTGACACCCTTCCAGTCGTTTGTAAATGCTACCTTTTGCGGCTCTTTGGTAGTTTCTTTAAGCGGCCTAAAGGTCATATACCAGCCATGACCAGGACCTTCCACTTCCCAACGCAATAGCCAGTTTCTCCAGCTATATTTAACAGCGTTACCGCCTTTTCCAATGGTAACATAGCCTCCTTTGATGTTATCCATTTCCCCATACGGGTCATGAAAGATGCCATATTCAGCATCAGCACCAACAAGAAGCATCCAATGACCATCTCCACGAGGAGCATCGACTGGTCCCTTATGAAGAATACCAGTTGCAACTGGATACCCTGCTCCAAGTTCTGCAAAAAGCTTATGCTTAGTTCCTTTCATTGAAAATTGTGCTTTGACACCATAGTCAGCACAGGCTTTAATGTGGGCAGCATAGGAAGTGGTATCGCCGTATTTAAGAACAGTCCTTAAATAATCATCATCAGCATTACTACCCTTAAGTGCTTCGGGCATGATGTATTTGATGGCCATCGCACAGGTGCTAGAAAAACACATCCGATCACCATGCGCCGTTGCACTATCGGTTTGAGGATAATACTGCTTTACCGGCAACATTACCATTGGAGTCACAGGATAGAATCCTTAACTTTTTTAATTTTATCGTCCTCAGAACGAAGAGGACGTAGCAGATCCACTACTTTGAGGAAGATCTGAACAAGACTATTGGATTTGAACTTACTAACACCGATAATTTCGGAAGCAAGAAACAAACCAAAAAAGACAGCCGCCTCATAGGTCAGCTTAAGTCCAAAGATGGTAATCATAGTGGTTAACGGCCTTGGCCGCGTGTTTTTTTACGTCCATGATTTGGAAGGGACCGAGTTCCCTGCCCCTGTCTAGATTTTTTCGGGGGACCGGGAACAAAGGTAACCTTATTCATGGCACCTTTTGGTTTAGCCATCAGCCCCAGGGAAGACCAGAAGCCTTGGTGGGTTGACGTTGCTCGTCAATTTGAGCTTGAAGGGCTGCGTGGATCTCTTGAACCTTTTCTTCGCCAATCTTGGGAAGCAGCCACTCCATTACAATTTGATCTTCGGTCAATTCGGAGAACGGAATCAACTCACCCTCAGGACGCTCAAAGCCCATCGAGCCATAAGCACCAGCAGAATAAACACCGTCGTTTGCCGTGACAGTATAATGTGCGGTATACACATAACCATCAGCGGTTTCACGCTCAAGATTGGCAATTCTCCAAGTGTAAGCGGTATTTGTGTCAGACATGAAATTAAAGGTTTGGAATGCTGTATTCTTGGGTGGTGTTGGCGTAATGTTTCCAGATTACATCCGCCGTATTTCCCGCCCAGGCAGCAACCTGAGCAATAGGAATGTCAGCCTCAATCCATCGACTGA